TCCAAATGTAGTAACCAAAGGCTACTAACATAGCAACAGGAAGCCCAAATTGCTCCAATACAGCTAATATATCCATTATTTAGCATATTTAACTATGTCTGACAATTTCTTTGCTCTATTGGGTGTTTGTTTTGCCCATTTACTGTCAAGCATTTCAACTGCAGCTTTTTTAAAATCATGATCTTCTAAGTATGCTAATGTCTTTTTAAACTTACTGAAACCTGTAACACCTAGTTGATAGCAACATTCAATTATAACATCTTGCACAGATTCAGGTAATGTTATTATAAATGGAAATTTATTATGCACTCTTATTTTCAGTTCTGCAACTTTCCTTTCTAATATTCTATCACAATCATCTCTAGTTAGGTGCAAATCTTTAATTGCAAATCCATATCCAATAGTTGGGATCCCTAAGCTGTCATCATATACTGAAGATCTAAATCCTTCTGATTCTTTTATGTTATCAATGAGTGACACTATTGAATTAAACCAATCTTGACCTTAACATCATCAGTAGCTGCAAATGTTGCTGTACTACCTCTGTTAATAATGTGCATATATATGCTTTTAGAATCTTCTGCTGCCTCAACCATTAAATCTATTCCTGTTTTAGTATGCAATCTAGCATCAATAAGGTCTGTATGGTCAGATGAGCCTAGCTGAACAAAACCTGAAGCATTTGCTATTACATCATCTAGGTCTGCAACATCTTCACCAACTGCTTTTCCTTGATCACCTGATATTGCTGTTGCTACAGATGAGAAAATAATATCACATTCTAGAGATGTGTTACTAGCATCTGATAATGCTATTGACTTAATTAAAGCACACCCTGCATTACCTGAAACAGCATTTGGAATCTCTATGCCAGTTGCTACAACTTTGTTCTGTGCAATACCTTCAGCATCTGTAGTAGCTGTTACTGTGATAACTTTATTATTGCTAAAGTTGTTTGCCATTATTTAGCTCCTTTCTTCTTAGAAGGTTTTTTATCTTCTTTGATTGGGTTGCCTTTAGCATCACATTTGACAAATTTAGCATCACATGATGACTGCTTCATTTTGCCTCTTTCAAATTTGAATATTTCACCATCTGCTTTTTTATAATATATATCCATAGTTTTTTTTCTCCTGTAAATGAAAGGGAGGCTTTTACACCTCCCTTATATTATGATTTATGATACATCTGATGTTAAGGAAACTGCATATAGGTCTTTAATCATAGTTTCACCCCATACACCTGTTCCTACATACTCTGTGATTCTTTTAGAAGCATCTCTTTGAGTTTCAATAGACATGATACCTGCAGAGCCTGTAGCAAAACCAAATGCACCTCTTGAGAATGCACAACCTGCTTCATCATTGTTACCATCTTCAGCAATCTCAGGAGTTGTATACACATCAAATCCTGCAAATTTAGTAACAAAACCATTCATTGCTAAATCTTGTCCTGCTTCAGATCTACCAAATAGGTTTGTTGATGTTGGACTTGCTGCACCTGCAATAATTGTTGAAAGTCCTTTAGCACCATACATTTGCTGTGTACCTAACACTAAGTTTAGTGGAGCAGGTGCTTGATTTGCATGTAATAGTCTTAGACATTCAAAGATGTGTGCTTGAGTAAGTGTAACACCTGCACCTGCAACATCATTTGTTAGTGATCCTGCTGCAAACAATGCAACTAAGTCTGCATCTAGTTTTGCTGATATAGCATTACCAATAACTGCTCCTGCACCTGCACCAAGAGATCCACCTGCACCATAACTTTGTTCAGCTAAGTCAGAAATATCTACTTGGATTACATGCTTGTGTCTATTTGCTGTGCTGTTTCATCTGCTGCCTCAGTCGCTTCTCCTACATCACTAGAAGCTGCTACTTTCCAATCAGCAAATTCTACTGTTTTTGCTCCTGCTACACCTATTCTTGAAGTTACTAGTGGAGATACCACATTTACTTTGTTAAATGCTATAACTGCATCTCCTAATACCTTACCTACACCACCTAATACTGATGCTGAGGCTGTTACTGTAGTTGTTCCATTATCTAAAGCCATGATAATTATTTCCTTATCTTACAACATTCTTTCAACTGCTCTGATGAGCCTTCATTTTGAATGTGTCGCTAATTAAAGCTGTGTTTATTTAAAATTAACTTTGATAAGGTTTTTTCAGCTTACCTTCTCCCCAACCTGAGAAAGTGCCTATGGATCTAGTATCTACAGACTTTCCTTTAGAGTTTCTTTCAACTCTACTCTCTAGTTCTGACAAGTAATCATCATACTTCATTTTGCTTCCCTTGTAATAAGCCTTGTAACTACCATCTTCTTTATTAGTAACATGGCAAAGGTCATTGTTTGGGTCAAGATCAACTCCAAATGGCTTGTGTCCACCATCATTTATTTTAGGTTGGTCTTTTTTGACAATTACTTTTTTACTCATTTACTTTTCAACTCCAATAGGTATACCACCTAGATTCACTTGACCATTAGCTTGTTCATAGCCTTTAGGATCCTTAGATGCCCATTCTGCATAAGATGAATAGCCACCAAAATCACCTTGTGGTTGTTGTGAAGCTGCTCTGCTTGTATTAGTTGGTAAAGAGTTTGCTTTTGTAACCTTACCTACATACAACTCCAATTTTTCAAGTGATAGTCCTTCAGCTATTGTTTTATCAGAATCATCAGTTAATTGCTCCATAAGAGTATTTCTCTTATTTGTTTTATATTCACTCCATGCCTTAACATCTACTTGAGCTTTTTCAAGTTTAAGGTTAGCTTCTTCAAGAAGTGTTTTGTATTCACCTTGCTTCTCTAACTGCTTTTGCCTAGATGCTTCTTGATCTGCCTTAATCTTGTCTAATTGAGCCTGTAATTCTTGATTTTGTGTAGTCATATCTTTATATTTGTTATTGACTTCATCAAATCTGCTTTTTGGAATACCATCTGATACATTGTTTTGACTAGCTTCTGTGCTAGGTTGTTTGACCTGATTTGCTTCAGTATGAGTTGTGTTTTCTTCTGACATTTGTACCTCTTTTGTGAGTAATTGATTAAAAATCTCTTAGCATAATATATAGCATATTAAACAAAATACTACAATTATTTTTTACCAATTTTAATAGTTTGTATGCCATCAGGCATAACTTTTTTCAATTCTTTATTAAATTCAGGCATTATTTGATTCATTACAGGGTCAGGCATAGGCTTATCCCTAGATGTCAAAACTCTACCATTTTTCTTTAACCAATCTAGCTTAGAAGCATGTGCTGTCCACCCTATATATATGACATTATTTTTAGCATCCACACTATGTTGTGTGTCTAGCATTAGATCTCCTGACAATACAGGAGCAGTAGTGTTTGAGTATGTCTTGTTTTGCCTTCTTAACATTCCTTTCTTCTTTTGACTGCTGTATCCTGATGAGTACTTTTTAAAAGGTTGATTGTAAACATCTCTAGGATCTGCTGCATTATAAATATGTTTTCTATACATATCTTTTATTTTTGCACCAAACATAAACCAAAATGATTGACCAAATAGAGGCTTGGGTAGTTTAAAATCTTCACCTGACTTTTTCATTAATTTAAGTCCTCTAGTTTTTGTTTAGCACCTTGTGCATCATGTCCAAACTTATCCTGCACAGATATTTCCCACTTGTGTCTGCAATTATAGCCACCACCTTCTGTAAACACACCACTTCCAAATTTAGATTCAATTTCTTTTTTTGTCAATGCACCTGCAGCCATCATTCTTAAGCACAGCTCCCTTGTTTTATCATCTAATGCACCAATGTAGACATATGTAGTTTCATCAGGCATTTTATCGATCATTAACTTAGTAACATTCCTGCTGTATTCATTCATAGATGTATTTATAAGTGTCAATAGCTGTCCTCTACTTAATGCACCTTGACCTCTAACTTTATCTAATACAAATTGAGTTGGGGATCCTGCTACAATTCCATTGATAACTTCTCTTTTTACTATCTGAGCCATGTTATCTAATTGTGATAGTAGTGAGTTTTTATTGTAGTTTATAAGTGCTTGTAATGTTTCCTCTGCTATTTCAGTAAATCCTTCTATTGATTCAAGCATACCTGCATGAGCAAGTTCATAAATAGATATTGCTCTTTCTGCCTTAGCTAGAACTATAGCCTCTACATTTACATTTTCAATAAGCCTTATAAATTGTTCAGCATCTAAGTTGCCTCTTAGTGCATACAATTCAGATACTGTTCTTTCTTGCACTTCAAGCAATATATCTGTTATAATTTCTGTGTTTTGATCTATAAAGTTTTGGTCAGACATTATTTTAACATATCTGATACTGATTTGCCTGATTGCCACATTTTGCAGGACCAATATCTTGCTTTTGTTTTATCTTTGGGTGGGTTTTTATCGCACTTAAATCTTGCTCTAAAACTCTTTCTATTTTTAGGTGATTGTCTTTTTATACTCATAGTAGGTGATCCAAAAGGAACTCTCTTAACTCTTTCACCATCCTTGACAAATACTTCAAACTTGCTTTTACCATATCCTGTATCACCTTTCTGTATTCTTCTAGGTTTGTCTAGTGTAACTTTTCTTCCTTGATATTCAGCCATTACTTTTTAATCTTTTTAGTTTTACCACTTGCAGTTCTTGCAAACTTGTGTGTTTTTGTTTCTCTAATGAGTGTGCCATAGTACCTTTTGCCACCATATGTCCAACTTACTTTCTTAGGCATATATCCTCCTATACAGGTTTTGTTAATTGTGCTAATAATGAGTTTTGATTATTGTCTGTATCTTGCTCATCTTCATCATCTATCACATCTGTGCTTCTTTCAAACAAATAGTCCTCAGCAGAATCTCTGTCAGGAAATCTATCAGGATCTCTCTGCATTAGTATGTCAGCTTGGTCAATAAGCCCATTAGCTAACTCCCAATCCCATTTTTCTCTTTGCTCTTTGTCACTTAATACTTCCATAGTTTCTTCAAAGTCTATTTGCTCAAGCTCACCTGCATCAATACCAAAGTCTACAGCCATTATCAGTCTTTCTAATTCAAATATTTCTTTTTCTACTTCTCTCCACTTGATTACATCAGAAACTCTGTTATCAGTTAATTCTTGATTTCTTAATTTCAATGCAACACCTGACTGTGCTGTTGAGCCTTCTACAAAACTAATATCAATATGGTAATTCTGTGCTAACATTTTATAAGCTGAATTGACTGCATTTGTTATTGTGGTAACTGTATCAGGTGGGCTGACTAAGCTCATTGTACCATCATTGCCTAAGAAACTTATTTTGTCAGGACCTATATCTAATTGATCTTTCTCTAATTGACTACCATTGATGTATATATAACCAAATGATTGAAACATAATGTTAGCATTTTTGTTTGTTTCTGCAACATTGATGATAGTGTTAGTCTGTATCAAA